CTTTCTCTGCTTTCTTCGGACCTATGCCGTGTACCCCTGCGATGTTGTCTACCCTGTCGCCCATCAAGGCTTGACGGTACAGCCACTCTGTTGCAGAGCGTTCGTCAACTTCCTTCATAATCTTTTTGGTGTAGTCATATATCTTAGTGGGTATCTGCAAAAAGTCTTTGTCGAGAGAACAGATAATAGACTTGTGTTCTAACTCAGTAGACTTGATAGCTATACAGTCATCAGCCTCCATGTTGTCAGAGAGTTCCGCTTTCCATGCATCGAGCATGTACTCACGAAGCAAGTCTTTATGCACTGGCTTACGTGCGGGACGGCTACCTTTATAGGGCTGAGAAACAGCAACCTCGTTTCTGAAGTTGCTGCTGCCAGTAAGGTACAGCCTGTGATCGTTGTAATGCTCAGACAGATCAGAGATTATCTCAGAGATATAGTTAGCCATAGTTTGGATTGCTATCTTCTCTGGTTCCTCGTCACAGGCAAAGCCTACACGATAGACAAGCATGTCACCGTCGATGAGTATCACACGGCTTCCTCAAGATTCATCTCAGGCTCATACTCCACGACGTTAGAGATAACCATGCGACGTAGGGTAGGTGAACGACCCTTCTTCTTCATGTACTCCCAGTCATAGAATCCAACAAGACACTTGGCTTCAGAACCGTTGGCAACGACAACACCCATGTCAGGATCATCCTCGTCATCAAGAGGTGTACGTCCTCTGATTAACAACTCCTCACCGTCAGGCTTAAACGCACGGTACTTGTTGTTTGACTTACAGGTGATGTAGTAACCACGCTCGTCACCCTTGTTGTTTACCTTCAGCCCCATGTCTTCGAGTGCTGTTACTGCCTCGTCTGACAAGAGAGCTAGATCAACCGTGTACTTGTTAGCAAGCTGGTTCTTCATGGTTAGGTTAGGCCAGTACAGTTGGCACTTAAGGTTTACGTTTGCTTCACTCATAATTAACTCCAGTTAATTTAACAGCTAATATTATACCACACATTTACGGATTGTGCTAATGCGTTTCGGCCCAATTACTACCGATACGGTACTCGCCATCCAGTGGGCAGTTAAGGTTGAAGGTTTCGCCAGCCTGAACGATTGCCTGTACAGCAGACTTACCTACGTACTCAGCATCATCAGGATGACACTCTATTTGCCACTCATCGTGGACTTGTGCTACTAGCTTGAAGTCAACATGCTCTAGTAATTCATACAGGTGTATTACCGCCTGCTTCATCACAATAGCGCCTGCTCCCTGCAGTAGTGTGTTTAACGCAGCATGAGCAGAACGAACACGTAGTCGTCTACCATCCAGTCCGTCAAGAAACCCAGACTCTGCTTGCGTTGTTATGTCTTCTCGTAGCTCAGCCAGTGCAGGAGTGTTCTCGAGAAACTTGTCTTTGAGTTCACCGCCTTGCCTTGCATTACCACCTACGACAGATCCTATCTTGGCATTACCAGCACCGTACAAGAACGCATAGATAAACGTCTTAGCTTGCGACCTCGTCTGTAACCCAGCCGCGTGTTGGTTAGCCGTATGTATATCACCCTCTAGGATTTCTTTCGTATACGCTCCGTCATCCATATAATGGGCGAGCATACGCAACTCCAGACCAGAAGCATCAGCACCCACAAGGACACGTTCATTAGGAACAATAAACAAGCTACGGCACTCAGTACCATAATCCGCATACACCGCAGGAACTTGTGCAAGGTTGGGACTAGAGTGCGCCATGCGTCCTGTAACCGCTCCGATGTGTTTAACTCTACCATGTATCCTCCCTTTGTTTTCTGCTTTGATCCACGACAGTACTTGAGAGTGTCGCTTCTGTAACAACAGATACTCCAGCACCATCTTAGCTTCAGGTATGTGTAGGTTCTTCTTGAGAGTAGACTCATCCACCTTGTCCTTACCTGATGGTGTCTTCTCTTTCCATACAGCACCTTTCTGCTTCAGCCTCTCAGCTATTTGCTGACGTGACCCTACGTTGAAGTGAGTGTACCTCAATGGCAATGGTTTGCCTGTTGTCTTGTGATACCTCTGCTCCTCTGCGATGGGTGGAAATACATTCTGCAATGCTGCTTCGATTCCCAACATCTTAGTCTCAAGCTGACGTTCTAGTTCCTTTGCACCAGCAAGATTGAAAGCAAACCCATTCTCTTCTTGCTCTCTGCATATGTATGCAACAGCATGTTCAAGGTACACACTGGTGTCAGTGAAGTCATACATCTGTAGTTGCATGCACAGTGTTTCATACAGCCTCTCTGTCACCGATACATCGCGCATACAGTACTGGATCATAGCCTCAGACAACTGACTCCAGTCATCATGATCTCCTTTAGGGAAACGTAACTTCTCACCCCATGTAGCTAGACTGTGACCACCCTGTACATCTGGATGAAACAGCCTAGACATCACCAGTGTATCCAACACACGATCGGAATGTACCCGTATGTCCCATAGCTTTTCCAGCACGGGTCCGTCAAAGCCTATGTAGTTGTGCCCGCATACGTGACCACCCCTAGCCAGTTCCTCGAACAGTGACTCCCTACAGGTATGTAGACAGTGATCCTCGTTTGGTCTCTTTGTCACCACGCAGTGTATTACCGATGGCTGGAGACCATCCGTTTCTATATCCAAGAACACTATATTCGTAGTAGGCAAGGTCCAACTCTTCTCGCTCTGTAAGTTCTCTACCATAGCTCTTCATCTCCAAGTTCTGTTCCTGAGTAACTATCCAGTTCCCCATCTTCGACATCGTATGATTCCTCCATGTCTGATAAATGTGCATAGTCTAAGTTGCCTTCAATGGTAACATCATCTTCGATTAGAAATCTACTACAGTTACCACATAAATCAACAAACTCCCCCGACCCAGTGAACTTACGTGTTAACTCGTATTCATTGAGCATCTTGTTACATGCAACGCATCTCACTCCATTATCTCCGTCAACCGCCCTGAATCTTTATTATACAGCAACGAACAGGCTGGTCCAGTCATACCACTGAACCTGTTCTTCAGTACACGCACGTGTGTTGTGTTGCGTACCATCTTATCTTCTGCTTGTGCATTACGCTCTAGTCCAAGAACAATATCAGAAAGCTGAGCAATTGAAGCACTGCCACGAAGCTGACCCAGACTAGTAACTGCTCCATCCTCATGTCCTTTTCCTTCTGGTCTACGTAGGTGACTAACAACAAACATACATATCTCCATCTCCTGACAGAACATACGTAGCTTGGTCATGATCTCATCAATGGCTTTACGTTCATCGCCATTGGCTTGATCTGATACCAGAATGGATATGTGATCGAGGATGATGTACCTAACACCTAGTACCTTGACTTGGTAGCGGAACCTAGCCAACACGTTCTCGATCTGGTTGGAGCCAAAGGAATCCCATAGTACAACACGGTCATCTAGATCTAACGTATTGAATACGTACTCTACCTCATCAGGGGAGTAATCACATCCGGGTAGGTGTATTGGTTTGTTGATCTGTAGACCCACTAGTCCACGGGCAGTACGGTCAGGTGTCTCTTCAAGGAATGCTAGACCTATCCTCTCGTTGGTCTGCGATGCAACGGAGAAGACTAGCTCACGCATGAACGTAGACTTACCTAGCCCAGACCCAGAACATATGGTGACTAGCTCAGTCGGTCTCATGCCAAACGTCATGTCATCCAGTCCCTTGTAGGGATAGCGTACCTCTGCCTCCATCAATGGCTTCTTCATCGCCTCACGGAGTGACCCTATCATCACCATGCCGTCAGGTGTGTACACCTTTGCAGCCCACCACCGTTTGATGAAGTCATCCTTGTCGGCATTCATCAGATAGTCGGAAGCATCCTTGTGTTCACCGTGTTGGTAGATCTTTGCCTTACCACCAAACAGATCTGCACACTCATGCGCCGCCTTCTTACCATGCTCATCGTTGTCAAAGCAGAAGATGATGTTGTCGAATAGATCGAGGAACTCGTACGCCTTACGACAGTCCGCCGCCGCACCCTGAGCACCATTACGAATAGACACTACGGGATACTTGTCCCCGAACATCTGGTATGCAGACAGTGCATCCATCTCTCCCTCGACTACGGTTATGTACTGCCCACCGGAAGGGAAGAGGTGTTGACCGAATAGACCAGCACGTTTCCAGTCCCCTTCGATGCTGAACTTCTTCTCAGGTGTGCGCTTTTTAACTGCAGTTAATTCGCCATCAGCTGTGTGATATCCAAAGTGTACCTCGTCACCATACAGAGTAGTGGAGTACCTCTCCATTGTACGTGCATCGAGACCCCTCTCCTGATAGCTCCTAGATTGCCCTCTAAGCTCCATTACAGGAACCCTTGGGGTTGGTACCCGATAGTCGTTAATGTCGCTCACAGAGCCTCCTGCGCTGTCTGGTGAGGGGGTAAACGTAGCACATGCGAAACAGTAGCTCGACCCATCTTCATTGTAGGACAACGCATCACTAGACCCACAATCATTACACTTCTGGTGTAGCTCCACAAAAGCCATCAATGCACCTCCTGACTAGTACCGAAACGAGAAAGGTAACGAGACTCTAGTTGCTTATCATCCATCGCTTCAAACTCCATCGCAAAAAGATTAAACAACATGTTCATTGCCTCCATGTAGTTGATGTTGTACATATGATCTTCAGTTAACTCTTCAATCATACGAGTACGTTCTGCTTGTTCCATGTTATCTCCTATTTAAATAGTAATATGTATTAGTAATACTTAATACTAATGCATAGTACTTACTGTATAGACTATATAGATTAGTATACCACACTACGCTTTCTTTTGCCAATGGATTTGTCGGCACTATTACCTCTTGATTTACTGCGCGGCTTGTGCGTCTTAACATATCGGCGTGTATTCCTTGCCATACCTTATCTCCTCTACATCGTTAATATGATCCAAGAAAGCACGTAGCTTACCTGAACGCTTGAGCTTTTGCAGCGCACGATACTCAATGACACGTACCATTTGACGGCTGATACCTAACTCGTCAGCAATCTCTTGGTGTGTCATGTGGTACGTAAGATAACTACCCTTCTTCGGCACTGTCACGCTCCTCTTTGTACTTGGAGATATCGTCCTCGTGATACTCCTCTGCATAGTCCCAGATACAACGATCACCTTCCCAATAGTCTTGGTAGTCGTCGTGCCATACTTCCCACTGTTCGCGTCCCATACAAATCTCCTATTACCCGAACCTAATTACTTTACATGCTCAACAATAACCTGCGTGGTGTCACGCTTGTAGCATAGTAAACAATCCATACACTTCTGTCCAGTGCAGTTAGCTTCACCGTCGTACGACTCCGACACGTTGTTGAATACACGGTCGAACCCACGTGGTGGAGATGACATGACGTTATCTATTGTCGGATTACTATAAACAAGAATCATATTATCAGGTACATGATGCAGATTCTTACGCACAATACCCACACGCTTAGTCCACAAAGCAAAGGTAGAATGCTTGTTGTCGTCAGCTATCGCACATAAATTACGGAAGTGCTGCTCATTTATTAGCTCTCCATGCCCATGAAACCGCACGAATGCACCGGAGGTACGAGGCAGAATGAACTCAGCATCACTCGCAAGCACGTCACTATTCCTCTGGAACGCTGGTTGGCAGTTCTTCCTATAACTAGAAAGCATACTCATGCTGTAGCACTTTCCGCATATCTTGTCGGCATCGGGTCTACTAGACTCCTTGATACAGAACGGGTTCGTCGCTGTGTTGGTATTGATTGCTTGTATACCGTCCAGCTTACCCGTCATCTTACTTACACTAACGGTCGGGATCATACACCACCTCCTCTCTGATTACACGGCACTCCTCGCCGTCCTTGATATAACTATCGCAAAAGTACTTTGCATTGTCAAGCGTGGAGTTGTACGAAGAGCCGTCACTATCACGCTCCTCCCACTCCCACGTCTTACGATTAAACCTCTGCACTACATACCATGTATCAATCATTTACACCTCCACATCATAGACCGTAGTGGTCTCTTCATCTTCATCACGGAACACTTGCACATCGTCCTCGTTCCAGTCAATCGGTGCTGACAGTTCCTCTACTGCATAGTCAATAGCAGCTTGCTCTGCATCGCACTCGTCTGACGCCTGTACATACACACGTCGTGAGACAGTAACAGACACGTCAAAGGCATACACATGCAAAGATAGCATGTCATAGATCTCATCCATCTTCCTCACTGCATCGTCGAGCAATACTTCTAACTCTTCAAACGTAGTGCTATGGGGACTGTTGTATATATCGTACCCAATGGCAGAACGTATTACATTGAGGCATCGCCGATGCTCCACTATTTCATCTTTATTACTTAACTCAGCACTAGATCTCATCATTCTGTACACCACTCCACTTTGCTAATAATACGATCAGCATACTCATTGGCTGAGTAATTACCGATCACCTCCATTGCCTCACTGGTACTTGTGACGTTGCCATACACAAACTGGAACCATGCAACGTAGCCATCACGCTCATCGCTCCACACACCAACATCATCATAATCACACTGACCCATGTTGTCAAGCACTGTGAAGTGTTCTCTCGACTTTGAAACGTCGGCGTACTCACCCTCACCAAACACACTGATGCTCTTGTCTGTATCACTTAGCACAGCGTCAATAAAATACTGCGCCACCCTGTTTTCCGTAAAATGCATAACTATTACTCCTCACCAAATGAATCACGACACTCGTCGCACATATACGCTCCCGTCTTGTTACCAACGAGAACCTCCCTCGTACTGGCATCCTCATCATCGAAGATGTCCTGTACAAACCTGTCAGTACAAAGATACCAACCCCATGAATCTGTGTCAACCACACGACTGTGCACACTCTTGCACAACAGACATGTAGCCGACACTTTAGTTTTGCTGAACAGATCTACTACTTCTCCCATAGTACTTCTCCATTAGTTCTTCCACGTTATCGTGCCAACACGACACACAGATGCAGTCACCGTTGTCCTCTTGGTACACATCCTTCTCATTGCGAAACCACTCACTGCACACAACACACTCAAAGACCATAGACATCAGAACATCTCCTCCGCCATCTCTAGCATCATCTCAATCTCATCAGGACTGCTCCACTCATCAGGGTACGGTGACATATCCTGCGCTGTTCGTATCAACTCCATCATCTCAGGTGGATAGATAGGGCTGTGCTTACATGTAAGTAGTGGCGGCTCGAAACCAAACGCACCACACCCATGTTTTAAGAACAGCTTGACAGCATCCTTGTATGACGCTCCCTCCACATCATGCAACTCGTCATGATCCCACGGTTCACCGCAATACCTACAATGAATATCCATTGTCACTCCTCCTATGAATTAACACGACCATCAGGTTCGATGCATAACCACATACCACACCACTTAACAACAACAGCCGGATCACACACCATCGGCTCAACCGTACGCCTAAACGTACGATACGACATACCTTGATCAGACTGTCTCCACTTCCGCAACAACGCCTGTTGCTGATTCTTAGTCAATGCAATCATTAGTCAAACCTCCCAACACGTTGATTACCTACGCTGTCCTTGATGCCGAATATCGAATAAGGATACGCCCACATCGTCCACCCGTTGAAGTCAACACGAGCGAACGGCTCAAGCGGCTCATCTTCTG